AGGCCATCATCCTCGTTGGCGGCTGTAGTGATCCGGGCGATACCGCCCGCCACGTCCGGGGTGGAGATCGCGGATGTCCCGGACCCAACCGAGGTCGCCGTGATCGTCCATTCGGTGGAGAGGGGTTCGTGGTTGAAGTCGTCCCAGAAAACATGCCACTGGGTCGGGTCGAGCATCCCGAACTGGTACAGGGGGTTGCCTTGGGTGGTGTTGCTCACACCATTGGTGAAATGTGTCGGCATCAAACAGTTTCCTTTCGGTTACCAGGACCAGCGTGAGGCTGGCCCCATTCAAATGCCCGAAAAGTGTACGCCGACCACCATCCAACCGCCACACTGAATATTGTCTGGTCACCGTTTGGGCCAGCCCTGGACCAGAAAAAACTACTCAGCCCGCTCGTACAGGGTTAGGTCGGCGGCGTATCGAGACAAGATCATGTCCTGGTACCGCCGTGACATTTCGATGATCCCACGAAGGGCATTCTGCACTGGCACACGATGGGGATGGTTCTCGTAGTGATTAGCGTGGGTACCACCAGCGTCGATGCCCATGGCCTTCCACATGGCCCCGATGTTCTCCATCTTGAAAAGGCGGGCACCGGGGCTGTCCTTCCAGAACTCGACCTGGGGAAACGTGTGATTATCGTGGAATGGTTTCTTGATGTACCACGCCACAAGCTCGGGGTCCTTGAGGGCCTCGGCGTGCCAGAAATGATCTGTGGTCGCTGCCGGTAGATCGAGGGCGATGGTGTAGTAGGTGGCAATGCCGGATACCCACCGACCGAGAGGATGGCGGACCAGACCGTAGACATCCTTCGCCCCGATTTCGTCGTACCTGTTGATGACCCAGTCCCGTTCAATCGTCAGAACCCTCCCGATAGTTGTGCCAGCGACCTTCGGGATTATGCCGACTGCCTGTCGGTCTTTGTGGGCGACGGTGAGACGCATCTATTCCTCCAAAAAAAGAAGGGGCCGCCCGAAGACGGCCCCTCCCTCATGTGGCCGGTTAGGGCCGCTGTGCCCCCGGGCAGGGGTTCAGGATGATCCCGGCGAACCGTAGATGCCAAGGTAGTCCGAGACGCCGAAGCTGTAGCGTTCACGGGCTTTGTACCTTGCGTTCCCGGTATCGAAGTCTCCGTCCATTGATGTACTTAACGCAACCCGGCTGAAGTATTTCAGACCGTTCGGAATGTCCGTCTTCAGGAACCAAGCGTTGGTGTCCGTCAGATAATGGTTGATCGCGTAGCCATCACGAACCGTGTTGTTGTGGTAGATGGCCGAGATGTCGTTATCGGCCACGCCGACCCGGTATTGCGACTGCAACAGACGGGTCGCCACGAACTGGAGATTCGTCGGAATGATCAGCTTGATCGGCCTTGCGGCGACTAAGAGACCACGCTCGTCCGTCCAGTTGCTGATCGAGATCGTCGCGTCCTCGATGGACGTTTCGTTCAGATCAACAGCCGTGGCGGGACGATTGGCGAGGGTTCCACCGCTGACGATGGAGTGAGACGTGCTGAACAACTGGTCGCCGTCGCCCGAGAGATACCCGGTCGTCGCGGTGAAGCCAGTGTTGAACGGCACCATCGCCTTGACCTCTTTCGTGTAGGCCATGGCGCGGGCGAGAGCCTTTGTGTAGCGAGACGACAGGCTGTCGTAGAGATTGTCTTCCATGGCCTCTTCCGTGATGGAAAAACCCATGGAGATGGTCTCATGGTCGAACCGCTGCGTGAAGCTCTCCTGAGCGGTGTCGTAAGCAATCGCCGCGCCTTCCTGCTTCACAGGCGCCGCGCCGAAGCCGCTCAGCTTCGTCTCTTCCTCGAACGAACGCTCGGAGCTTTCGCTGTCGTAGCACTCCATGTGCTCGTCAAGGTATTTGTCGTACTCCAGGCCGAACAAGGCGTTCAAGCCAGGGAGCAGTTCCTTGAGCAGTTGTGCCCTTGTTACGCTTGCCATGGTTCAAATCCCCGCCTTAAGGCCATAGTGATGAAGCTGCGCGGAGCATGTGATGAGCATGTCCGTGTAGGTATCACCTGGCTCACTGAAAGGCCCGCGAACGAAGTCCGTGAGGCGGAACGGGAAAGTGGTCGTCGCCGCCTCGGTGGACCCATCCAGAGCGATGATCGAGCGACCGATATTCGTGTTACCGGCTGCGTAGGTGATCATCTGGATGTTGAGACCAAGCGCCGTCTGCGCGAGAGACTCATCCGCCTGCATCTGCCACACCTGGTGTGGGTCGTCCGACACGTAGGCGAGAATGTCAGTCGCCGTCGTGGAAGCCGTCCACATCTGGGAGTGGAGCTTGTAGTTGAGCGTCGGGTCGGTATAGGTGCAACCGTGGAACGCCCCGATGGGACGCGCCGTGGTAGCTGCCTGCGAATGCTCAATGGTGCCCGTATTGGCCATCTGCACCCAGTCTCCGAAGAAGAGGCTGGTGCCATAGCTGTTGGTCACCTTGAGTTGACGGAATGAACCGCCTTCGTAGCCACCCAACCGATTGACCGCGACCGCTCCGTGAGGGGCTGCTGTCGTAGCCATTGATTAGTCCTTTCGCAAAGGTAAGGTTCGCCCCCTAACGGGACGAACGACCAGCGCCGAACGTCGTCGTGGTGCTCTCCGTGACCCTGATGTCGGTCTGGAGGAGAGGCATCCTCGGGTCGTTCTCGCGCATGAAGTTCTGATCTACGCTTTCTTCCTGACGCTTGGCCAACTTATCGAAATAAAAGCTGCGTGCCTCCATTTGCTCGGTCAAGCACTTGCACAGCATCAGACCGCCGATGACGATGTTTCCTTCGAACGTGGAGTTCACGTCCGACATCAACATCAACTCGGGATGGTCCTCCGCCAAGCAGGCTTCCCAGCCCTCGCGAAAGCGCATGGAGACGTTCTGGTTGTCGGGATCGCCAAGAACAGCGGTCCTGATCCACCGGAACTCATACCCATCTTGGGGGAGGGGGTCAGGCAGGTTGGTCGGGGGCCGGTACTCGACAACCCGATCTTCCTTCTCACGTGTATCGAGATCGCGCTCTTTCTCAGGAGCGGTGCGCTTAGCCATTGGCTTCTTCCTTTGCGACCTGGGCAGCATATTGCTGATTGGTCAAACCAAGTGTCTTAGCGAGAGACACCTGAGTGGCCGTCAACTGCACTTTGCGCGGGGGAGAACCGCCCCGTGTCGGGCCACCCACAGGGGGTGGACGGTTCCTCGGAGGGGTCGCAGCGGGGGGCAGAGCGCCTCCCTGACGACCTTGGTCCCCCTCCGGGGCGTTGAATGGAAATTGAAATTCGGGAAAGGCCACGGTCAGGCCTTTCTGGATTTCGTCGTAGTATTCCTGGTGATGCCTGGGATCGTACCCGGCGTTGACCAGCTTCTCGTGGAGACCCACGGCATATCCGGTCATGTCCTCGTGGCCCGAAGACTGGAACCAAGTGTTGTCCTGTATCCATTTGGTTGACTTCGGGTCGGGTGGAGGCATGTCAATGGCGGCCCGCTGCTCATACTGACCTTGCTGCTGGGCCTCCAGATGCTGCTGGCGGCGGGCCTGATCGACCCTGATCCGCTCGGCATCGGAAAGAGCCTTGACGCGCTCGGCATGGAGCTTGGCAAGGTCTTCCTGGGCCTCCAGGAGCTTCCCGGTGTCGCCGCCCTCGTAGGCTTCCTTGAACGACTGTCGGGCGCTCTCAAGCTGGGCGTCCGACTTCTCTCCGTACTGCTCGATGAGAGTGTTGTTGCTTTGGTCGAGGGTCTGCTTGAGGCTCTGGTTGTCCTGGGAGACCTGCTCGGCGAACCGAACCGCCTCTTCGCTCTGCCGCTGGGCCAATTCCTTGGCGCGACGTTCTTCGTGGAACTCGAACTTCAGGGCCTTGATGCGCTTCTGGGCGTTTTCCCCGTAGCTCTCGATCTCCTGCTCGAACTCATCACTATCAGGATCGATGCGGTCGGCGGCGGGACGGACCCCCTGATCTTCCTCCGGTGTGTCATCGATGATCTCGATCTCGACCTCCGGTGCCGGAGGAGCGTCATCGTCCGGGGTGGGGAACCCTGAAGGGTCTTCGAACTGCTGGGCTTGTGCTGTGTCAGCCATCACGCCCATCCCTCTTTAAGTTGCCATACTCGACCTTTGGAAACACCGAACCGCTCACCGAGGACTTCGTACCCGTCCAGTTCCAACAGCCCGTCTCGGGATCGTGAACATGCTGTGCGTCGAAGCGTTCCATATGGGAGGTCATGCGCGGGTGTACCCCCTGGGGTCCTCAACAACCGCCTGGACCGTGTCTTCGTTGATGATACGGAATTCCTTGCCATGGATTTTGAACCGGACGCCCTTGTATGCGCCAAGGAGAACGATATCTCCATTCCTGCACCAAGGTATCGGGTCTTCGTCTGGAGAAGGCCTATAGCGGTCATCGGTGTAGCAGAGGGGTCCCATCTTGAGGACGACACCCAGAACCGTGCCCGTGGTCTCCTGGTCCTTGGTGATGTCTGCTTTGATGATGCCCCCTTCGGTTTTCTCCTGGACCTCGGGGATGGCAAGGAGGATGCGCCAGCCTTGCGGCTCAGGCAACTCGGTTGCCTTCCGGGTCTCTGCCATGGGGACGACGTTTTCTTCTTCTTTGGCGGCGGTTTTGCTCATTTGTCTTGGCGCTCCGCTTCTTCTTGCCGTGCTTCGATGTCCAAGATTTCTCTTTCCAGGGTGGCCAGACCTTCGATCCTGCCGACGTTCCGTGCATATTCGACGGCGATCTTGTCGACGGTCAGCGTCCCATCTTCTCCCGTGCTCAGACACCCTCCAACCGCGAGATGGTCAGCGACTTCGTTCATCTCGCGACGAATGATTATCTTGATGTGCTCTGAAATAGTATCGGCCAATGCTCACATCCTCAAGTTTTTTATTCTTTTTTCGGCTGCTGCTGCTTGGTTTGCTCCCGTCCGCGCAATAGGTCCATGAACTTCCAGGCGAGTTGGGCTGCTGTTTGTTTGTCGGCTGTTTCAGCCCTGATCCCCTCTTGTTCCAATGCGGTCTCGGAACGGATCATCTCGCCGGTCATTGCCCCGGCCTGACGGGTGTCCTCCATTCCCTCCTGCGCCTGGATGCGA